GCAATTGCTTATTTAGATAATGAAGATCCGGTTAAATTAAATATGGACAAACTAAAAGTATCTGCAAGTATTAAAAATAAGATACGAGATGAGTTTGAAAATATAATTGAAATATTGGATTTCAAAAATAGAGCACAGGATTACTTTAGGCGTTGGTATGTTGATGGCAGAATGTATTTTCACAAAGTCATTGACACTGACAAGCCTCAAGACGGTATAAAAGATATTAGATATATTGACCCACGTAAAATTACAAAGGTCAAAGAAGTAAAGAAAGAAAAGAATCAACAAGGTATTCAGTTTATTAAATCAGTAGACGAATACTTTATTTTTAATGAGAAAGGATTAACTAGAAAAGCAGGTCAGTATCAAGCCCCAACTAATGACAATGCTTTGAAAATTACAAAAGATGCTATTACATTCTGTCCATCAGGTGTAGTGGATCAAGATAAAAATGTTCCTTTGTCATACTTACATAAGGCTATTAGACCCGCTAATCAGCTAAGAATGATGGAGAATGCCGTAGTCATTTACAGGATTACGAGAGCTCCTGAACGCAGAATCTTTTACGTTGACGTTGGTAACTTACCAAGTGGACGTGCTGAACAATATCTAAAAGACATCATGGACCGTTATCGCAATAAACTAGTATATGATGCTAGTACAGGTGAGGTGCGTGATGATAAAAAGTTTATGTCTATGTTGGAGGACTTTTGGCTTCCACGTAGAGAAGGCAGTCAGGGTACAAGTATTGACACACTGCCAGCAGGACAAAATTTAGGACAAATTGAAGACGTCGAGTATTTTCAAAAGAAACTATATCAGTCTTTGAATGTTCCTGTATCTAGATTAGAACAACAAGCCGGACTAAACTTTGGTAGATCGGCTGAAATAAATAGAGATGAATTAAAGTTTACAAAATTCATTGCCAAACTAAGAAGAAAGTTTGGAACAATGTTTGATGATTTACTTAGAACGCAATTAGTTCTTAAAAATATTATAACTGAAGAAGATTGGAAAAGTATTAAGGATGATTTGTACTATGAGTTTGCACAGGATGCTTACTATGCAGAATCTAAGAATCAAGAAATACTTAGAAGTCGAGTAGAAGTGTTGAACGGTATGTCAGCATACATAGGAACTTTATTTAGTAAGTCTTATGTACAAAAACAAGTGTTAATGCTCACTGACGAAGAAGTAGAACAAATAGATATGGAACTAAAGATGGAACAACCTTTAGAGCAAAGTGAAGAAACAGGAGAACAATGATGGATCAACAAGCAGCTATCAGAGATATGATGAATAGTATGGCACAAGGTAAAGCCAGTGAGGTTCAAGATACTTTTGACAGTCTCATGCAACAAAGAGCTAATGATGCAGTAAACGATTACAAAGTAGAATTATCAAAATCAGTTTTTAAAAATCCAGATTTAGAAGCAATGGGTTTGGCAGACGGTGAAGATCATATACTAGAAGTAGACCCTGCCGCAGAACCCGAAACTATCGAAACGGGAGAAGAAAATGAAGACGTTTAAGCAGTTTAGAGAAGGAGTAGAGGTAGATATTCAGGAAGCACCTGTTGATGGTGTAGCTAAAGGATCACTACCCGATGACCAACATATGTGTGCAACTAAAATCTTCAAAGAAGGTTGGGGTGAAGGTACTCCTATTTTTGGCGAACACTCCGTACCTGATGCAGATGGTAATGTTTCATGGTACAAAGTTATGTTTGAGCATGGCATTGAAACAGTAGAAATTGCCGAAGAAGGAGTCGAAGTATTAGAAGAAGGCTCTCACGGCAACCATAAAAAGAAAAAGTAAGGAGAACTAAATGGCGGTCACAGTAGACGTACTAAAGTTGACACAGGTCCAAGGTGTTGTGGCCGTCAGAGGCACAGCAGCCACAGGTACTATCGCTTTAGCAACAACATTAAAAAAATCGACAGAGACACAGTCTAGCCCTGTAGCTAACATCAAAGGGTTACAGTGGGCATTGTCTACTTCAGCACGTGCTTATGTTCAACGCAACTCTAAAATTCTTTACGAGTGTGTTGATTCAGGAAGCATAGACTTTTACGGTTGGGCAGACACAGATGAAAATGACCAAGATATTGAAGTGGTTATTTCAGGCGGTAATGGCGGCACAGTTATTGTAGAATGTGCTAAAGTATCTGGTTACGGTTCACAACAGCATCAGGACGCTGACGGAGACTTAGGCTAATGAAACTAATAAAAGAACTTAACGAGGATCTGCAATTTATTGTAGAAGAAAACGAGGAAACAGGTAAAAAGAACCTGTATATTGAAGGTGTTTTCCTTCAGTCTAACTTGCAGAATCGAAACGGTCGAGTATATCCCAGAGAAATTATGCAACGGGAAGTTGACCGTTATATGAAAGAACAAGTAGCAACCAAAAGAGCGTATGGTGAACTCGGTCATCCCGAAGGTCCTAGTATTAACTTGGACCGTGTTTCACATATGATTACCTCTCTTAGAGAAGATGGTAATAATTGGATAGGAAAAGCAAAAATCCTTGACACTCCTATGGGTAATATTGCTCAAAGCCTTATCAAAGAGGGAGCAGGACTAGGCGTTTCATCACGTGGTCTTGGCTCATTGAAAGAAAACAGCGAAGGCATTAACGAAGTACAAGATGACTTCATGCTTGCTACAGCAGCAGATATTGTTGCTGACCCTTCAGCCCCTGATGCTTATGTTCAGGGTATCATGGAAGGCAGAGAATGGGTATATGTTAAAGGCGTTTGGCAAGAAAGAGAAATTGAAGAAACGCAGCAGTTTATTAAGAAAGCAAGTAGTAAGGACCTCGCTGAGGCTAAAATGCAGGCTTTCCAAACATTTTTAGATAAACTATCTAAAATATAGTTTTTTTATAAATATAAAAGACACTATTTAATATATCAAACCGAAAGGAGAGAAACAATGGGTGTAGAGTCAAAAATAAGAGAGTTGATGGAGGGCGCTGCAAATCGTCCTGCTGATAAGTCTCAAGGTGACGCTTCTATGCCAGCTCAAGGAAGTTCTGATGCCAACCCTGAAATGCAGGACCTAGCAGGTGCTGACGCTACAGGTGGTTTGACTTCTGAGATCGGCAAAGCAGCGGCGGCTAAAGCCAAGAAAGACGCTACTCTTCCTGCAGGTAACGGTGCTAAAGAAGCCGTTGCTAACATGGAAAACAAAGAAGACTCTGAATCTGTCGTAAATCAGGCTAACTCAGCTGGTGTACGTGAAGAGGCAGAGGCTGATGTTGAAGATGTTGTTGCAGAAGAAGAAGTTGTAGAGTCAGAGGAAGAAATTGTTGAAGAAGAGGAAGTTGCGGTTGACGAAGTAATTTACGAAGAAGACCTCAGAGCCCTTTTTGAAGGTGATGAAAACCTCACTGAAGAATTTAAAACTAAAGCAGCTGAAATTTTTGAAGCTGTTGTTACTTCCCGTGTAGCGAGCGAAGTAGAAGCAATCGAAAACGACCTTGTTGAGCAAGCAAATGAAGCGTTTGAATCAGAGCTTGAGCAAATGGTTGAAAACATCGACAAGTATCTTTCTTATGTAACTGAACAGTGGATGGCTCAAAACGAGCTTGCCATTGAAAGTGGTCTAAGAACTGAAGTTACTGAGTCTTTCATCAAAGGACTACAGCAAGTTTTCACTGAGAACTATATTGAAGTTCCTGAAGAAAAGTATGAAGTTCTTGGTGAGATGCAAAAGAAGATTGACGAACTGCAAACTAAACTGGATGAGCAGGTTCAGACTAACATGGATTTGACTACCGAATCCGTATCACTCAAGAAGCAAAACATTATAGGTGTTGTTTCAGAGGACCTAGCAGATACAGAGGCAGAGCGATTTATTACTTTGGTTGAAGATGTTGCTTACACTAGTGCAGATTCATATGAAGCAAAACTTAAAATCATTAAGGAAAACTATTTCCCTAAAGATACAGTAGAAGCTGATAGTGTTCTAGAAGATACAGTAGACGAAATTGATGAAAATACTAATTCAGTTATGTCTAAGTATGCTAGTGCAATTTCTAAATCAACTAAGTTTTAATTACCAAAAACACTTTTTTTATAAATATAATAAGTTAGAACGAAAATAACTGAAACAAGGAGACATTTAAATGTTTTTATCAGAACAAGTTGAGAAAAAGTGGGAGCCTGTTCTTAACCACGATAATCTTCCTAAGATTGAAGATTCGTACAAAAGAGCGGTAACTGCTGTAGTTCTCGAAAACCAAGAAAAAGCGTTGCGTGAAGAGCGGACTGCTCTTTTTGAAGCACCTCACGCTAACCAAACTGGAGCTTCTGTAGACAACTATGATCCTATCCTCATCAGCCTGGTAAGACGAGCTCTTCCAAACTTGATGGCATATGACGTAGCTGGTGTACAGCCTATGACTGGACCTACTGGTTTGATCTTCGCTATGAAGTCACACTACACTAGTCAAACTGGTACTGAAGCATTGTTTAACGAAGCTGACACTGATTTTTCAGGTGAAGGTACTCACGCAGGTTCTAACCCTGTTGATGGTACTTACACTACTGGTACTGGTGTTGCTACAAGCTCAGCAGAAGATTTCGGTGACTCAGTTACTTTGAATCAAATGGCTTTCAGCATTGAGAAGACCACTGTGACTGCAAAGTCAAGAGCTCTCAAAGCAGAATACACTGTTGAATTGGCACAGGATTTGAAAGCGATTCACGGACTGGACGCAGAAGGCGAACTTTCCAACATCCTTTCACAAGAGATCCTTGCTGAAATCAACCGTGAAGTTATCCGTACTATTTACAAGGTTGCAAAGACTGGTGCAGCATCAACTGCTACTCCTGGTACTTTCGACCTAGACGTTGACTCAAACGGACGTTGGTCAGTTGAGCGATTCAAGGGCTTGTTGTTCAACATCGAGCGTGACGCCAACGTAATTGCACAAGATACACGTAGAGGAAAAGGTAATTTCATTATTTGTTCTTCTGACGTAGCTTCTGCTCTTGCAATGTCAGGTGTACTTGATTACGCCCCAGCACTTAACACTAGCTTGAACGTAGATGACACTGGTAACACTTTCGCAGGTGTACTGAATGGTCGTTTCCGTGTTTATGTTGATCCTTACTCAGCAAACACTGGTGCAGCATCACAGTTCTACGTAGCTGGTTATAAAGGCACAAGCGCATATGACGCAGGTCTTTTCTACTGTCCATATGTTCCACTTCAAATGGTTAGAGCTATCGACCCTGATACTTTCCAACCAAAGATTGGTTTCAAGACTCGTTACGGCATGATTGCTAATCCTTACGTAACACAGTCTGACGGTACTACTGACGCAGATACTTTCACTGCCGACCGTAACCAATACTACAGAAGTGTTAAAGTTACAAACTTGATGTAACAACAAAAAGAATACCTTAAGGTATCATTTTTAAAGGGGCCATGGACGGCCCCTTTTTTTATCTATAGAATAAAACTGTTATAAATATAGTTACACTTAAAATAGGAGTGTATACATGAAAAAATATTTACTTTTAGCACTATTGCCTTTCAGCGCAATAGCACAAACATACACAGATGATGTTGCTGAAATCATCAATAATAACTGTGTAACTTGCCATCGTCCCGGTGGCGTAGGTCCAATGAGTTTTGAAACTTACGATCAAGTTAGACCTTGGGCTCCTCTTATTCAAATGAGAGTTGCTAATAGAGAAATGCCTCCTTATGCGTATGACCAACATATCGGCATCCAGGATCTTGAAGGCGACTGGAGACTGTCTGATGAGCAAATTGCAACTGTTGTTGATTGGGTAAATGCAGGTTCACCTTATGGTGACACTGATATTGTACCTCAACTCCCTGAAATGCCAGATCCAGATGATTGGCGTTTCGCTGCAATGTTTGGACAACCAGACCTTATTGTTCCTTCACA